TCAGTGTTTAAATTTGTGAAATTAGCATCAACTTCTGTATGAGTTAATGGTGAGCCTTTGCCAGCTCTAGTGACAATGGTACTCATGCTTCAAAGACCTGTCTAAATGTTGCACTTATAGTAGCTCGATTTAGGTAAGGTATTGATTTTGTCCAACTAGCGCACACCCATTTATAAGAAGTGGAAGTATCAGGAGGTGTCCAAGTAAAGCTTGCTCCATCTAAAGCCCTGTTATCTAAAAAATTAGAAATTGTATCTGCATCGGTTTCACTAATATTTTGCCAACGTAAACTCCATTGTTTTGGATTTTGATTTAATCCAACATTCACTCTCAATTCATAACCATCTCCCATGCTCGCCACTCGGGTTTTGGGGCTACTATTTTGATTAGCTCCGTAAGAAGGAGTGATAGAAGGAAAGGTTGCCATTACCTAGCTGCTAAAAGCCCCCCGGGTCTTTGTTGTCTTGCGATCTCAGACTGAACCGCTGCCGCCAGCATACTTCCAAGTTGTTCCGCCTGTCCTCCGTCTCCCTCCACAGACGAACCAGAGGCGTCCACATTTACAACCACGTTTGTCGCTCCACCACCACCTCCAAGATCATGGTTCGGGATAATTGTGCCAGACTGACGAGGAATAAAAAGTTCTGGGCCACGTTCCCCAACAATCGCAGGCTTGCCAACAGGAGGTCTACCTCCAGCGGCAAAGAAACCGGGCATCATGCCCTTTAAAGCCGTACTGATTGCAATGTCAAGCAACATATCCGAAATCCTACTTGCAATATTTGAGAGGGATTCACTTAAAGATTGAGTACCTTTTATTAATCCTTTAATACCTTCATGCAGACTAGATTTAATCGTTTCCCCAACCTGCTTGAATCCTTCGTTTAAATGCTTCGTCATCTCAATTTGTTTCTGCAACGAAACTTCTGCTTTTTTATCTGCTTTTTCTTTTTCTTCTTTGCTCTTTTTAAACGTTTCTGGTTCGAATTGACTTTCATCTAATGTCTCAAATTCTAATCGTGCAATTGGCGCGGTCGTGCTAACACCAAACATCCTCTTCGCCCAATTAGGCATGGCGTTTTGTATATCAATAAACGCGTTCTTCATCGCAATAACAAGATTGCGCCCATAAAGTTTTGCCTGCGCCATTGCTCTCTTTAATTGCCTTTCAAGATCAATAAAAGAATCAGCCCACGATTGCGAAAACTCTTGAATGACCTTTATTTGTTCAATACCAAAAGTTTCCGCGATAACTTCGCCAATGCCTTTAGCAACCTGAAAGATCAAACGGAAAGGAAGAGCTGCAAGCTTCACCGCCGCCCCAAGAAGCTCCATCGCCATCGCAAGGCCGCGAATAGTCTGCTTCAACAGTTCGCCACCTTCTGAACCTTCCGCAAAAATATTTTGGAACGAAACCCCAAGCCGTTTTATTTGACCTTGTATTGTATCCGACGCGGTAAAGGCTGCCCGAGCTGCCGCACCTTGCGCGTTCTTTTGCTTCTCTAAAAGTTCGTTAAATTTCTCTGTGTCTTTTATAGCGTTTTGAATACCCTTGAACGCTTCAATTCCGAAAGCCTGTTGAAGTTCAGCCGTCGAGAATTGCGACAACTTTTCTAGCGTTCCACCTAACCCCTCGGAAGCGAGAGTGACGTCATTTATATCAACCTTTAATTTCTTCCCGACCTGTCCGCTTGATATTTTTGCTAATGCTGCATTAAGTCCAGTAAAAGCCGTTTCTGTTTGGGCACCCGCCGCAGTTGATTGAGCAATAACCGCGTTGACTTCTGCCAGCGGAACTTTTAAGCCCGCCGCAGTCGTCGCGACCTTACCAATATTGCTTGAATACTGGCCAATGGTAATAATTCCGTCCGCCTGTGTTTGTGCGAACTGATCCATTAAGAATGCCGCATCATCCGCAGTCTTCCCGTAAGCGTTTAAAACTTTTACAGCCGCGCCACCTGATGTATTGATGTCAGTGAATCCGCCAGTTGCTCCAAGACTCGCCGCTTTTAAGATCTTGGCCGCGTCAGCCGCATCGGTAAAACCCGCAGAAGCAACGTCATAAGCCGCTGCCGTTAAATCAGTGACGCTTGCCTGTCCTTGTAGTTCGTGCGTTAGTTCTTTTAAATTTCCAACAAGAGCTTCACTGTTCCCTCCAAGAGTTCTAAATTTGGCCTCGGCAAAATCTTGTTTGGTCAGCGTTGCAAACATTTGCTGTAATGCTGCGCCCGCCGCAATTAAAGGAAGGATTGGAGCTAGTGCCGCATGTAACGCCATCCCCGCGCCAGCGATCCCCGGCGTGGCTGCTTTTGCTGCGCCACCTATTCCAAGAAACCCGAGAGCTGTGCCTTTTAATCCACCTTGAATAACCTTTAACTTTGAACCTTGCTTATTAATCGTTCCATTGAATTTTTTTGCTTGCGCGTCAACTTTTTTCAGACCATTGATTGTCTGTCCAGTTTCAAGGCGTAAAGCAATGCCGACTTGTTTCATTATTTAAACCGCCTCAAAAATATCGAAAGTAATCCTGACCTGAGTCTGAAAATATGATTCAGGTTCGGGATTAACAAAAACTTCAGGGCCAACAGGCGCATCAAAATAAACCCCTGAAACTTTCACCTTATTATAAAGATCTCGAATCCTTTTCCCGACAATAAAATTTTCACCCGGTCCAATTCCTTTCGTACTAAATACATTAAAAACAACAACACCACTAACCTTATTCTGATCCATCGAAACATAGGAACTACTGCCAAAACTAATATCGCATTGAACCCAAGTTTTTTTGTTTGGTGGTTTGAAAGGCGTGTTATTAAAAATGACAGTAATCGGCGGAGTACCTGTTACAAGTTCATCTTGTAACCGCGTTTCAATCGTTGATCTGACTGTGTTTAAATCTGCCGCAGCCATTACTTACCACCCCAAGAACGCCAGAGTTGCTTGCCTCTATCTTCGAGGTCTTTCTCAATTAAGTCAATCCAGCCAACTTTTTGTTTAGGAGCTTCACCTCTTTTCTTATTTCCGCTTCTATATTTTCCACCCCAAGAAGGCGGCAAGCTTGTCCCAAAAACGACAGGCTCCGCATAAGGCAAATTATTATGCACATAATAAGTATTGCCCACTTTTTCTTTTCCTACTTGGTAATTACTTCCTTTAGCTGGCCCCGCATTTTGATATTTACCCGGTGGCTTTGGTGCTCCACTTGTGTCGTTTTGTCCTATCTGCCAACTAGCCGCAAGTCTTCCTGTATTAACTGGCGTCCCTTCTTTTACTAACGAATCGGCTTCTAAAACCAAAACGCGCATTAATTGATCTAACTCCTTTTCATATTCCGGACCCATATCAAGAATAGAAATGTTGTCAAACATTATGCCCTCAAGTACAAAACATAATTAAGGAAAATACCCGCCTGAATTTCTTTTTCAACTCTCACAATTTGATATGTTACCCCACTCATAATAAGCTCATCAACCGTCGAAGGCTCAACGGTTAAAGCATCGGCGGCAATCATTAGTTTTAAATCGTCGCCCTGAATTAATTCATTAACTTCTCTTTGATTAACCGACGACAAAACACCCTTCAAAGAAGTATCACTTGTCGAGCGATTAACTTTACTGTTCTTAACGTCGTATGTTCCCATCGTCACGCGCCGAAAAGTGACAGAAGTTCCAATACCGGGAGTTAAAACAATCTTCCCGATAACTTTTCTTAAGCCCGTTTCAAGTCCCATTTATAAATGATAGGCAATGACAGAACCCGCGCTTGTCTGAGTAATACTTGTGAAGACTCCCTCAATTTCTGTACTTGCTTTTAAATCAATTCCAGAAACAGTTGAAGATCCGTTCTTTGTGACGTTTGGAGAAACCAAAGTAACAGTTGAATCAGTCAAGCAAGTAATCTTTCCAAACCGCCCTGTGTGAGCATTTGTGTCTGTGATGATAATTGCAGATGAATAGGCGTAACCCATTTTTTAACTCCGTTTGATTGAGACATTACCCGGTCCACTTATTCTAAGACCTCTTAGGATTCTTTCATACATTGGCGGAACACGATCAGCACCAACAGCTCCGTTCATCATAGGTTCAACAGCAATTCCACCAACTCCCACTCTTCTATAATCTTCCAATCCCGAAAGACCTAGACCCGCCTTATTGTTGTTCAAATAAACGGCCAATATAACTTGTGCTTCTTTTACTTGGTCAGGTATTTCCGTAACTGTAAAATAATCAGCCGTTAACGTATAAGGGAAACCAGAAATTGAACGGTTATAAGTGTCAGGCTTTAACACTCCCTCTCTTGGCCATTGCATTCCCTGAGTATCTGTTGCCTTGGCGCCTAAAAATCTTTCACTGTCAACTCTTACTGCCGCAGTATATAAAGCTCTATTTTTTTGGTCAGTTGTTGCGGACGCCCATGCAGTTACGTCGTCATCTTCAACAAGACCATCAATTAAATCTTGTGCATCAGTCAGAGATAGGTAACTGTTCGCGTTCGACGCTCCGACCGTGTGATGAATCGTTATTGCCATTTGTTAAAGGCTTAGTTTTTCTTTTACGTTTTGGCTTTGCCTTGACAGTAGAACAGGAAGCCGTCGAAACGGCCTCCAATTCTGCTTGTCTTCGCCTAAATGCGAATAATCCCATTAGTGGGCAGAAGTTACGCCAGAGTAAACAGTGATCGCTTCAGAGCCGCTTGCGTATGCTGTAACGCGTCCTAAGAAAGAACGAGTTGCTGCCGCCGCTGCGGTGTTTGTGTTATCACCGTCAAGAGTAACGCCTGTTCCTCCTACCAAAGTCATCGCGTGAGTAGAGGCAGCTTGATTTCTCAAAGTGATTGAGAAAGTTGTACCAATACGAACACCAGACCCAAGCTCGGCAACGATTTCCGCTGCTGTTGCTGTAGTGACATCTTTGCCACCTGTAGGAGTCATTACTACAAGGCTGTTCACAGACTGAGCTGCTGTCAAAGTTGTGTCAGCGTCGGACGCTGCTACAAGTTCAACGCTTGAGTTCTCTCTGTTAAAAACAGGATTTTCAAGTTGGAAAATACTAGCCATTAGTCCATATTAGATAAATTGGACACTCTTACGATCCCAACGTTTTTGGTTTCGTATACCTTGCTCCAGTTAGTAACTGTTGAAAGCTGACTAGCTGTAGGGTTCGCTGTAGTCACTGCCCACTTAGATCCGATTGGATGATAAATGTAGTGAAGGTCGAAACTCATAGCATCAGACTTGGCAAGGATGTCCCTGTCAAATTCTGTTTTAAGTCCTGCCTGCTGGCCGCTACCTACTGAACCGTTAGCAAACAAATAAGTCGCGTAAACTGTTGAAGCTCCAGAGCCTTTAGTTGTTACGTCATCAGAAACAATAACGTTCAAACCGCAGTACTTAGGAACAGTACCTTCGCCACCGTAAGCCGCAGCAATTGAACCACCTGAAGCGGTTGCACTTGCATTTGTATCAGCAGCAAGAACGAAATCAACCATCTTGCGCTCTAACAAGTCATAAAAGACGTTGCTGTGAACACAAATGGAGGTAAGCTTTCCGCCTTGATCGCCAAGCTTTGCTTTTGCTTTTGCAATATGGCCGGGGCTTAATGCTGTTCTTGTATCACCTGCTAAAGCATCAACAGCTAAATCAGAGAAAGCGGTGTTTCCTGCATTAAGAGCAGAAAGATCACCAAACACACCCGCCAAAGTATTTAATAAATCCTTCTGACGTTCGTGAGCAATATAAGAAGCAAGCTTTGTTCCAACTGCCTTAAGAGGATCAGAACCAGCCGCTAATGCTGCCAAGTCTCTAGCTTCGAAAGCATCGCCACGATGTAAAACCGCTGCGACTTGCTTGTCTGCTGTGATCTTCTCAGGAACAAGAGAAGTGCTGTCTGTTAAAACCTTGAATGTGCTGTTAAGGTTCGCATTCCAAAAAGGAACATTAACGAAATCACCACCATCCTCGGATGCGTTGAGCTGCGCCATTGGTTGAACAACACCAGACGCCAAGAAGGCATCCTTTTTTGTTGTCTCTTCATTGACGTAGCTCTCAAACACCTCGGGGATAATGACGTCGCTTCTAAGCGTGGCCATTGCCGAAATCTATGAAAGTGTATTATTCGCCCGCAGGGCTACAGTCCGCAGCGCAGCCTTGAAACTGTTACCGACTATATTAGCGCGTTATCTTATTTGTTTGCAGAAATTATGTCCTTAGCCTTTAACCAAGCGTCACGACCATATCTTTTATAAATATCGTGTTCAACATCATGCTCGCCATTAGCAAGCCTTTTCATTAGGTCGGAATCAATGCCCGCAGCATTGCCAGAAGCAGAACTTCGACTTGCTGGCGCTCCGCTTCCTTGAGGTGAAGGATCTTTTAATAAATAATCACGCTTATCTTCGACGAGTTTATTTTTGATCCACTCGGTAACGGGTGGTCTGTCGTATCCATCAATAACAACAGGGACGCCATCTTTCATTTCGATCTTTTCTTTAGGCAAGAAATTATTCAAAACGAGATCAGGATCTTTGACGACTTCTGACAAAGCTTGAACGGCCGGATTGATTAACTCAAGGTTTTTAACTTTGGATTCAAGCTCTTGAATTGCTTCTTTTTGCTTGGCCTCCCTTTCCCTGAATTGTTCCTCCCTTGCCGTTAAAGCTTCGCTGTATTTCCCTTTACGTTCAAGCTCCGCTTGTTCGCTTTGCTGTTTAAAGGTTAATAATTCATTGATGTCGGTTCCTTCAGGCAAGCCCGAAAGAGTTTCTTCGACCTTTTTAAACTTCCTTTTTTCTTCTAGGAGTTCTTTGTTCTTGATGTCGGTCGCATCAATACGACTTTCAAGCTTTTTAACTAAAGCTTGTAAATCTTCGACATTGGCTTGATTTGAATCGCTCGGCGCTGCTTCGCGATTTTGTTCGTCTGACATGAAAACCCGCAGGGTTGCATTTATATACTAACAATAGCCCTTCTTCTTTGCACCTTTGCCCTTTTTCTTCTTTTTCATTTCAGGCTCCGAAAAACTTATCAATCAAATCATAATCCTCATCGGAACGGCAGTCGATATATAAACCCTCTATTATTTGCCCGAATTTCTTTTTCTCCTCTCCTTTTGCTTCTTCCATTGCAGCATAAATTTTCCTCGGAATACTCTTATCCTTTGGAAATTTTCGGGAAAGAATCAGGGCTTCGCTTGCTGTCATCATAAGTTCAAAGGTTTTAAAGCATTGTCCATGGTCAAATCGACCCAATTATAAAGGCGCGGAGCATGTTCCTTCAACCCGTCAGGGTTTAAAACGTATTGCGTGAACGCCTCGGCAAATTGTTCGAGATAGTTTTTGCGACTGTATTCTCCAGTATACGTCATCCCCTTAAGTTTCATCCACTGACGTCCTAATTTCTCCGCCCCGCCTTGGAAATGAACTTGATGACCTGCTTCATGGATCATTGTTGCAAACCAATCTGTCTCGTCTGTTAAGGAGCCAGAAGCAGACCAAGTTTCTTTTAAATTGTGCTTCATCATATAATCCCAGTCCTTAGTGTGCATCAAAGCATTATTGTCAAGAGCTGCTTTCGAAGTCTTTTTAATTTGCTTGGCTTGAGTGGCTCCAATTTTCTTTGCAGTTTGAGGGATTTTGGTGTGAATAATATTTGAATCAATCGAAGTAAAACCTGTATTTGTGCCTCCTGCATTTCCGAAGAGGTGTCTTTTACACATCTTTTCAAATTCAAATCCTTCCGCCTTTTGTAATATCTTTTTATTTCTCAACCAATAAAAACGAGACTCGGCATATTCTTTTGAAGTTTTTTCTACATTCAAATATTTATCAAATCTCGTTTCGACTGTTTTAAGTTGATCTTTGTAAGCCTTTAAATTTTTCCCAGACAGAAACTTGCTCTTAATCTGTTCGAAATTTGCCCTTTCTCCCGGCATATTAAAGTGTCTTATCATCTTGCTTTGCTTCATAAACTGACGCATTTTTTTCGTGTTCTCCCCGATTAATCCGCCTTGTTTCTCCCAAGTGTCGAGACTGTCATCAACAAATTTTTGAATATTTGGCGCGGCCTTATTATCTTTCAACCATCTATCAACCTCATAAGTGGACATGTCCACAGCGGTCGCTGGCGCAGGTTTCGCAATAGGTTTTACTTTTGGTTTTATATTTGACGGCTTGCCATAAGTTTTCTGTAATTGCTTCAGGCTCTTTTCACTTCCGTCCGAGCTTACAAATTTTGCAATGGCCTGATCTGGACCAACCTTCTTTGACAACTTATCGAAGTATTGAAACTTACCCCGCCATACTTTTTTGCCACTTGCAAGCGTGACTTCTTTCCCTCCTAATATTTTCGCCCGCATCTGAGGCGGTTGTTTTTGCAACCAAGACCCGTAAGAAGTACCAGTTGGAACAGGCCCACCAACAGCGGCCCTTGTGCTTCTCGTAAAGTTTGGCGGCGGTATGTCTAAGCCTTCATAATCAATAGTTGCAACAGTCCGGCATCTGCAATTGAAATGTTGAGGCGGTGTTGGTCCCTGACCATATTTAAAAACTTTCTGATCAAGCGCCATACATTGAGGCGCGGTCCTGCTGTCTAACGTCGCCAGCCATTTATAACTTTGTGTAATATCGCTGTTTTGTTTATAGACCGACTGCGCGGCTGTATCGCTGACCTGTTGAATTGAAGTACGAACAAGCGTTGAAATTTGGTGGTTAGCCATCCGGGTCGCTTCCCCACCTGCCAACGCGAGCTGTTTCGCTGTCCTTGCTTTTTCTCCAAAATACAATTGACCCAGAAGACGCCGCCCGACCTGTTGAGTTGTTTCGCCTGAAAGTAAACCGTCGCGAATCGTACGCCCAAATAAATCAGCGTTCTTTTCTGCTAATCCCCTGAAAGCTTTGCTAACAATATCGCCATTCGGTAGGGTTATTTTTGAACCCATCTTTGCAGTTAAATTAAAACTCCCCTGCGCTTTTCTTAATCCATCAACGCCCTTAACGGCCGCCTGTAAATCATCACTAAGAACGTTTGCATTTATATCAGTTGCTTTATTTCTGACAACGGCCTCGGCAAACTTTGGAGACACTTCAACAGAACGAACCGACGAACGCATCCCCGCAGGTAAAACTTTTTTTAATTGTTCTTCTACAAATTCCGATTGAAGTTTTGCAATTCCATCAAGATCTTTTATTAATTCCCTTGAACTACTATTCGACCAACCTTCAAGACTTTTCTTCGTCTGGGCTAATAACGAACGTAAACGAGCCGCCGTATATTTGGGTTGGTTTGCTTTTGGCAGTCTTTCTATTGCTTCAAGCTTTCGAACCGAATCAATAATTATCCGGTTATAAGACTGAATTAATTCTTTTGAAACTTTATTTTCAAACCGATTTAAGTCCAGAGAATTACGAAAATAAGTCTCTGGAATTAGATCAGAATAAGGAACCTCGGCCCCGACTTTTCCACGGTCAACAGTTCCAAAAATAGGCGCTTTTATTTTAGGAGCCATTTACTTAGTCTTCTTGGTCTACATCTTCAGGCTCGGCAGATTCCTCGTCTTCATCTTCGTTAGCTTCAGGAATTGGCGCTTCTGCTTCCATTGCTGTTAATCCTTCTTGCTGGACGGCCAACAATTCTTCCTCAATTTCGAAATCATCGCCCAACACTTCGCCCGCTTCCAATTGCTTCAATAAGGTTTCCTGTGTAATCGCTCCGCTTGTCCATAGCTCCTTAAGACTATTAATTTCTTGAGGATCTAAACGCGAACCGAGGAAGTCCCGGTTAACGAAACAATTACCAGACTGAGAAAGGTTTAAATATTTCGCGTGATACATGAGGCAGTTATCAATCAAATCCTGTAGCTGTTGCGCCACTACTTTCATTGTGCTGTCGCCTTGACTCCTGTCGATCTCCTTCGCCTTTGAACTTTCCCCGACATTTTTTAACTTGGTTCCCAGTATGGCCGCCATGCCCAACTCGTTTATTTGCTTCTCAATTCGATCCAGTTGCGTAAATTGTGCATCAAAAGACTTTCCTTCTGGTTCAATAAATCGCGCATCTGAATCAGTTGGAAGACTTAACGCTTCACTTGGTCCCGCGCTTACTTCCTCCGCACTTTGAGGAAATCCAAAAAACGCCAACATCGGAACTGCTGAAATATGGAGCTGGTTTGAAACATCAGAACCATTTTGATACGAGAGAACGTTAAGTTGAGCCACGTCTCCGAGGGGTGGGCGCGACTCCATGAAATTAACCCTGTTGGAATAAGCAACAGAAAAAGGAATTTCAGAAAGGCTTGTCGTTCCTTCTTCGTGCAAAGTGAACTCACCTTGTTTGTTCCTTCTGTGAATTTCAAAAGCGCCCGGAGTTAATAGACGAACTTGCTCAACGGTATTTTCTGAATATTCTCCATCAGGTTCGACGACCTTTTCCAAGAGTCTTAATTGTGTAAATTTACGAGCGCCGTCAATAATTTCTGAACGCCATCCAAGAATTTCCCGAGGGCTATATGTGACCCAATAAGGACGCCCGCCGTTCTTGTCGGCCTCAACTAAAACGCCCGCGTGTCCGTAGCGTAAAATCGTTCTCGCGCAGGTATAGGCCCAAACTGACAATTCGTTATTCTGCATATCGACGTCAAATAAATCTTCAATTATTCGCGGCGGTACGTCATTCGTTCGAATTGGCTTTCTGATCAACATCCCCGCCAATAGCTTTTCTATTCGTTCGTAATAAGGAGGACAAACAGAACGGCTGAGTCTGCGGTCGTAACTTCTTTCATCCTCGCGCTCCATTTGTGGCAAATATTTCCGATGCTTCGCCCTGATGCCCTGCGAACCTGTCAGCAAATCTTCAATGACTTCCCAATAAACTTCCTGATCTAAATAAGCCTGACAAGGTTGCTCAATTCCTCCGTCATTGGGCTGCCTTCTATGCTCGTAAATGTTGTAACCGCTATACACTGGTTAATCCTCTGGACGTTATAAACATCATCTTAATTGTACTCATCAATAAATCCTAATACCTGTTGATTTTCCTGCGTTTAGATGTAAAGGATTGAAGCGCCTCCAAATAATATAACCAAGCGCATCCGCGAAATGATCATGCCCTGAATCCTTCGAAGGTTGGCCTTTATCGTCGTAACTTTGCAGTTCTAAGGACTTAATCATTTCTTTGCATCGCGGGTGAATATGGAAACGAATTTGTCCCTTACCATTTTCCAGCAATGCTTGAACAGCATTAACACGGTCAGTAATAGCCGGATTCGACGCCCCGGACTGGTTATAAATTTTGTAGTTTCCGAGAATCTGGATGTCGGTCTTACTGGAATTAGTAGATCTTGCTCCGCCGCTTGCATCAGGGTATCCATAAACCGTGGCTCTGGGAAATTTCGCCCGGATAGTTTTTCCCAATTCGTCGGTGTCATACGCTCTAATCTCATCGAATATATAAAGTTCTTCGTTTTTGATAACGCCCAAGATTCCGGACATTTTGCCGATATTAAAGTCGATCCCGACGTGAATTATTTCATTTGTTAAGTCGGGTATCTCGGTTGTTAAATGTTTTTCTCTAGTAAAACGGGTGTAGACACATCCTTGTTGGATGTTCACAAACTCACCCAAGAGATAACTTTTTAAAAGAGCTGGTTCATAATTGGCTTCTAAACGGTCGATGAAATCTTTCGGTAAATGTTTGTTTTCGTAAGTCGTCATTTTTACGAGCTTCCGATCTGTTCGCGCTTGTGCTTCTTCTGTTCCGAAAGTGTTATAGAAAAACCTGAAACCTTCAGGAGTTGAAGCGGCTGCGAATTGCCTCACATTTCCATCCCTTAAGCGTGCAAGGATTCTTGGAAAGGCTTGCAAAGCCGTCGCTTCAGATACCACGTCTAATTCGTCGCAAATCACATGTGAAAGATTCATTCCGACGATACGATTGTAATTTTCAAAAGACCGACAAAGTAACGTTGTAGGTTTATCCAAATGCAAAGTATATTCAGGCAGCGGTGACGCTCTGAAACTATAAGAGATTTCATATTTATCTAAGAAATCATTAAAGCCCCTGATAAAAATATCGCGGACAAGAACATTGGTCGGCTCAAAAACACACCCGGTATATCCCATATTTAAGATTGCGAGCTGAACGCATTTTGCAAATAAAGCGAAACTTTTCCCCGATCCATAACCAGCACAAAGCCCAAGAATTTCTGTTGTTGTATCTTCAAAAAAACGGGCTTGACCTGTATGAAGATCCGCTTGTATTCGCTTTAAAATTTCGGCTGAACGTGTCGGGTTTGGCGATGTAAACCCTAGCGGATGTAAAACATGCCCAACTGGTAATTCTTGGAGAATATTCAAGAGCAAAGAGAAGCTAATTTAGCTGCTGTATTAATTGCCCCAAGCGCTATGTGATATTGGCCCGCCCTCCTAGCTTCCATCTGCAAGGTGCTGCATTGGCTCAATAAATCCGCCACCATCTGAGGGCGCTCAACATCCCAGTCTGCCTTTAACTGCTCACGTGCAAGGCTTAGATACTTATCTACGGCTCTTTCTCCAACCCCCCAGTTCTCTGTTGCAAAACGAACGCAATCTGACCTTCTGCCACCATTGGCAATAATCCGAGCGAACTTCTGCGCTCGAATTACGGTTTCAGCCTGTGTTCCTTTCTTTGCCATTAGTTCGATGTTACATGTTTTGCTTTATTGCCAGTAAATTCCTCCCACCTTTTGACGATGACATCGCAATATTTAGGATCTAACTCCATCGAATAACATCCTCTATTGTTTTTTTGACAAGCGATAAGAGTCGATCCAGAACCACCAAAAGGTTCATAAACCAGACCATTAACAGGCGAACTATTAGTAATTGCTCTTTCTGGCAGTTCTATCGGTTTTTGGGTTGGGTGTAAATATCCTTTTGATGGATCTCTTTTAATAACCCAAATATCAGAAGCTTCTGATTCTGTACGACCTGAGTACCAATGATTTAATCCACCGCCTTTTGGTTTATAACCAAAGAAAATAATTTCATATTGGTTATGGTAATTATTAGGTTTCATTACAAACCCATTCTTCATCCAAATTAGATGTCTTGGTAGTTGATGCAAGAACCGATCAAACAATCTGCTATACAGAGAGATATTTCCTTCAGAACCACAAAAATAAAATCTAGCGTCATCTTTTGTTGCCCTGTCAACTGCTAAATCAAAAGAGAATGGAATAGCGACTTGAGTTAAGTCACCAGCAATTAAATTACTGCTTTTTGCACCTCCTTTAACATTAACGCCATAGGGCGGATCTGTAAAAACCATGTCCGCTTTTTTCCCATCCATCAAAGCCTCTACATGCTCAATATTTGTAGAGTCACCACATAAAAGGCGATGATTCCCAAGAATATATAAATCACCTTCTTTAGTTATTGGTTCTTCTGGGGCTTTAGGCGCTTCATCAGGATCGGTCAAACCTTCATCTTTTTCTGGCTCTCCTATTAGTTCCGCA